CAATGACGGCCCCGATCGTCGTAAAAGCGGCCGCGATGGTAGTCATGACCACGCCCCCACCAAAAAACGTCATGGCCACGCCAATCCCAGAGAATGCGGCAGAGATAAGGCCAAGCGTTCCGCCGACCACTGCAAGCCCCGCAATTGCGGCGAATACCCCAACCAGACCCTTGACCAAAGTGGGGTTTCGTTCGACAAAGCCGGAAAAACTATCAAGGACGCCGGCAAGTTTTAGCATGCCGCTCGTTATGGCCGGAAGGTATACCGTCCCGAACATGGCTAAAAAATTCTCCCATGCGGCACTGGCTGCAATTTCAGCTCCAGCCGGAGATTTCATGTAGGAGGCAAGACCTTCTCCAATCGTCGCTGTCTTTCGAAATATCCCGGCGTCTTTGTTAAGCTTTGGCGCCATCGTGATTTGATTGCCAATGAAGTCTCCAGTCGCACGGTTGAAGTTTTTTGCCACAAGCAATGCCAACTGATCATCGCTGAGGTCCATGCCAAACCGCCGCTTGATTGCCGGCACCAAAACTGTCGAAATGAATATGTCCGGCCTGTGAGCGTAAAGCTCCGAATTCACATCAGACAATCCGCCAGTAGTTGGCATCAGAAATCCAAACTCTTTCATCTCCTCTTTGCTCAGGCCTTTGGTGGCTTCGCGCATCATCTTGAGTCGCTTAGGGCTTACCCCTTCAGTCCAAAGGCCAATTTCCGACAGGAATCCTTTGCCTTTGCTGTCCATATGGCCACCGATCAGCGAGCTAAACGCCGTCATAGCCGAAGTGCCAGCTTTATTCCCACCCATGAAAGACATTAACCCGGCAAACACCCCGTACAGGTATTCCTTGTCAAATAGCTGATAGGCCATTTTCCCGGTGCCAGACGCCGTCAGGTAATCCCTGGGCGAAACTCGCATTTTTGTACCCAACATGACTTGGGTCATCATGTTGGCTTCAGATTCAAATTCCGGGGTGCTGTTCACAACCTTTCCACCGCGATGCTCAAGGGCTTTTGCGGCGGACATGATGAGGCCATCAACGTCTTTGCCGCCATTGGCAACACGGCCAACAATCGACATTTTTGTAAAAAGCTCGGAAGTTTCCAGTGCGTGGTGAAGGTCACCAAACGCCGTATGCAGATCTTGAATGTTTTTGACGTTCTGGGTAATCGTGCTTCCCAAAACTTTGTGAGACAACGTTGCCGCCTGTGCAAAGGCAGCCGCATTGTCAGCCGCAGACAGGTTCATTGTGCTGAAATCTGCCTGAGCCTGGGCAAGCTTTTTTGCTTCTTTGTATGGGCCTTCCAGCATGGCAAACATGCCAACGCCAACCCCGAGCATTGCCCCGCTCTTAAGAGCGGTTTTCTGAATGCTCAAAATACGAGATTCGAGCCTTGCGGCGTCAGCCTCACTCTTCATGAAGCCGCGCGACATCGAAACCAGACCACGACTGACGTGATCAATTAAACTCAGCTTGATGCCGATTTTGTAAGCTTCAAACATAGGATTGGTGGCTTTCCATGACTCTGCGCAATAAATTACACGTTTGGGCGGCCGATCATTTCGCTGCGGTACAGTACCCAAGGATCACGCAGATGTCTCCGCGCCTGCCTGTTTTTGGGTTCAAGTACAAGATGCCGATGCTGGCTCGATTCCAGCTATTGGTGATGTCGCTGGCGCTCTTGGCAATTGGCTTGCTGATGCTTTTTGCGGTTGGCGTGCTGGCCTACTGCCTGATGTAGCTACTTTGATTCAAGCTTGCTGAAAAGCCCTTCGCCGCCATACTCAATCATCGACAAGCCCGCAAGCGATCTGCCGATAGCGTGTCCAAGAATCGCGCCAACCTTTTTTTCGGTGTTTACTGCGGCAGGGCCAAGAACAGGGCGCGGAGGTATTTTTTCTGTGCCCAGTTCTTGATAAACCATGACGTCTGAATCAGAACCAACTATGGCATCGAACCCGCTGACTTCATGAGAAATTGAGTTCTGCAGATCATGGGTCCGCACCAACGGGCTACCGTCGGAATTGACTTCGTATCCCTGGCGCACTTTGTCGTCAATAGTCTCAGGTTTTAGCTCCGCCCAAGTCGGGAAATCGCCGGCTTCCGGCTGCAATGTTCCAAATTCGTCTTTGGCGGTTTTTTCCACCAGCATTGCCGCCTGCTTAAGACCGTGATGCGCCGCGACGGTGGCTTTGACCTCAAGCGACAAAAGGTGAGCCGCAAAATGCCCAAGTCGGGTAAATTCCATAATCAGCTCGGCCTTTCGTACTGCATCGAAGACCAGTCAAACTTTGCACCTTCCATTTCGGAAAAAATGATGCACCAAGCCGCGCGCATCAAATCGTCTAGCTGAAAGGCCACGTCAAATGGAACGCCATTCTTTACAAGCCAAAGGCATTCTTTTACAGGCGTGGCCGTGGCTAGTTTTTTAAGGTGGCCTTGTCAGCTTCCGGGTCTTGCGATCCGTACAGTTCGCTTACGGCTTTCATAACGGCGTTGATGCCATCATCATCCAAGCGCTGAATAAGCGCTTCAATGTGCGCTTTTTTGTGGATATTTGGGACGATTGCGCCCTCAATGCTCTTGACGTAGATCAGCGGCAAAATCATCGACATGTAGGTGCTGTTTCCTGCCGATTCTCCAGCCGCCTCCACTAGCCTGTATTGCTCCAAAGGCCCCGGCTTGCCAAGCACGATAGCGCGGCCTCGCGCGTCGTGAATTGTGTTTTCGCTTACCGCTGCCGCAATGACGGCTGTCGATGGGGAGGCGGACTGAGCCGCGCCAGATTGGTTCATCTTCACTGTTGCCATTTTTGCTCCATGTTTTTAGTTTTTGGCTTGACCGGATCAGCTCACTTTGAGCATGCGGGTCGCGCGCCAGTTGATCTTCTGGGTGATCTTTTCCAGGCCTTTCCAGTTGCCGGCGTCCTCAAGTTGGAGCGCCACGCCCGTGTACTGATACTGGGTCACGGCACCAGACGCTTCGGTGATCGTCTGGGTGATGGTCACTTGGTCTGGCAGCAGGCCAGCAAAGAAGTTGGCTTCTTGCCCGGCGAAGTAGTCGGTCACGCTCGAGTCAGCGCGGTCCAGCGAAAACGAACCGGAATGGCCCATGGGCAGATCGCGGAAGCGCTGGGTGCCGTCGATGGCGTCCGATTCCAAGCTCTTGTATTGGGGCTTGGCGTCGAATTCCGTGATGATGTTGAAAGTCATCGGGCCCGCGCTGCCGTTGATGGTCAACTGCGCGTCGCGCCCGATGTTGAATTGGTTGGTGCCTGCCATGGGAACTCCTGAAAGAAAAGAGCCCGCGCATGGCGGGCCCTATGGGTTTGACGCGGGGTTTAGAACGAAGGATTCGGGCTGACGGTCACCGACACCGATTGGCCGCCTTCCAGCGACACGATGAAGTAGCGCACGATGGACAGATACGTGACCTTGACGTAGCAGCTCATGTAGCCCAGCGCCACTTGGCTGCTCGGGTTGTTGTTGGCGTTGATCTGTACCGAGAAAGGGACGGTGTTCGGGTTGTTGACGTCGCCGATCATCGAAGGCCCGCTGCCCGGCTTCCAGAGGTTCATCAGGAACGACTGGATGGTGTTTTGGACCTGTGTGCGCAGCGATGGCGTCTGGGGCAAGCCGATGCAGAAACCGAACGCGCTGGCCAGGGTCAAGGCGATGAAGTTGGTCATCGTCGTGTAGTTCTCGCCGTTGCGGGTCGGGTCGCTGCTGGCGTTGCGGTCGGTCTGGAAGCTGAAGTAGTTTCCGCCAGCCGACGGGTTGGCGATGTAATCCAGCCGGGCCACGGCAGCCGCGCCGAGTTCGGCATTGCTGTAGGGCAGCTTTTGCACGGCGCGCTGAGTGCCGATCAGGTTCAAGACCGGCTTGTTAAGCGTGGTCATGTAGGGGGCCAGCGATGCGCGAAGCGGTGCCCAGAAAGTAACCGGGGACAGCAGGCGCTGGACGCCGTTCACCTGGTCATTCCAGTAGACCCAATCGCCCACGCAGATTTTGAGCCAAGGGGAATCGGCTCCAGCAGAGTTCAACAGGCCGCTGGTGGTGCTGTAGGACGCGCCGGGAGAGGCTTGCGAGCCTACGAAGATGCCCTCCTGCTGGCCATAGCCGGCAATCGTGCCCCATGCGGTGGAATCAACGTGGTCGACCAGGTTGAGCGTCTGAATGCCGGTGCCGCGCAGCGCGTACATGCCGGTGCGGGTATTGCCGTCAGTGCCTATCAGGGTAGAACTGCCGGCGCCAGATGCGCCATCCGTGCCGCCAGACAGGGTAAAGGTGGTCGTGGTGTTCGGGGTCGTGGCCGCCAGTGCGCCGACCGAAGCTACGCATAGCTGCGAAGGCCCGCGGGTGACGCTGTTGCCGTTGTTCACGGCATTGACCAGGTTGAGCCAGATCGAGGTGCTGACGGTAATCGCGCCAGAGGTGCCGCCGCCACCGGTCAGGGTGGCCGTTGCGCTGGTGTAGCCGCTGCCGGGATTGGTCACGGTGAAAGTGCCAAGGCCCCAGACCAGATTGATCAGGGCGCCGATGCCTGCGCCGGAGGTCGACGTGGGAGCCGAGGGATTGGTGGGTGCCGCGCCGCTCAGGCCGCCCGCGTTGGTCACAGCCAGGGCGGTGATCACGCCAGCCGATGCCGTCACGGTCAGAATCACGCCGTTGGGTAGCGTCACCGTGTCGTTGGTCACGTAGCCGGTACCGCCCGAAGCGCCGCCGCCGGTCACGTTGGCAGAAATGACTTTCAGCGAGACCGAGCCAGTCGCCTGCACGCCGCCAGAAGTCTGGGGTGCAGAAATCGTCACGGCAGGGGTTGACGTGTAGCCGGTGCCAGCCGTCACGGTTCCGCCGCTCACGCCGGCCAGGATGTTGTCGAAGGCCTCGCTGGTGTAGCCGGGCCGCGCAATGGTCAGCTTGTAGCTGTTTTTGACGGTGCCAGAGCCGATCACGGCCGTCAGCGTGTTGCCGACGATGCCGGTGTAGTAGGCGGTCAGCACGGCGCCGGTAACGGGCGTCACGTCCAGCAGGTTGGCGGTCGCCGCGGTATCGGTGCCATCGGTGACGCGCACGGCACGGATGTTGGCTTGACCCAGCTGCAGGGCGACAGACACAGCGGTGGACAAGTCAAAGCTGCGAACCACAGGGTTGCCCAAGTAGTTCCCCTGATCTTGCGGGGAGCCGATCAGGTAGGCGCTGTTGACCGGGCCCCAAGAGCCCAGGCCCACAATGCCCAGAATGTTGGTTGGCACGCCATTGATGTAGCGGGTGGTCGGCGGCACGATCTGGACGTATTCCCCGGGCGCCGTCAGGGCTGCGGTGTTGAGCGAACCTACTTGGTAGAGAGGCATGATGGATTTCCCAAAGAAAAAGCCGCCTCAGTGGGCGGCTCTGGTTGAATCGGAAGGCTGATTTATTCGGCGGATTTCTTTGCCACGGGCGCGGGAGCCGGCGGCATGGCCACCTTGTGGCAGTGGTGCGCGTTCTCGCCAGCACTCACGCGGGCGATCTCGTCGTCGTCGGTGATCTGATCGCCGCGCTTGTAGCTTTCGAAGTCGTGAATCACGGTCAAGGCATAGGGGGACATGGTTAGAAACTCCTGGAAGGAATGGCACTTGCATAGGTGCCGGTGAACGTAGTCGGCACAGCCTCAACCGTTGCCGTGCTTTGGGTCTGGGTCACCGCATACTCCACGGCCACCCGGATGTCTCTGCGGTAAACCGCTACTTTCTGGCTGCTGTCAACGTCTACCGGAGACTTCACGCGCAACCGCGCTGCCGTGCCGTCTGGCATGGTCAGCCAGCTCGTCGCCATCAGCACCGGCATGACGGCCGCCGAAAGCGCGGTACGCGCAGCCGGCGTGCTGGCGGCAATGCAGATCTGGAATTGCTGCTCAAAGCGCCCGATTTCCAGCACGCTCTGGCCTACCGTACCGACCCGGGCTATGGGCAGCGGGCCCTTGCCGACGGTAAGTACTGGCCCCGCGCTTGACGTGCCCGCGTAGACCGCGTTGATCTGGCTGGCCAGCGCGGCCGCGATGGTGCTCAGCGTGTCGGAGGCTTGAACGGCATACCCAAAGGCTTGGCCGCCCATCAGCACAAAGACGTTGTGCGCAGAAAACGGGCTGGGCATTGCGCCGCCTATGGTCACCGTGTTCCCGGATACCGTCGCCGTGATGGTGGCCGGCGTGATGCCTTGCGTCTGCCATTGGTAGGGAAACCGTGTGGTTTCGCGCACCTCTGGCCTCGAATAAACCCAGCAACAGATTTTTCCCGTAGCCATTGTTGCGTCTACGGTCTCTGGTGTCGGCCAGCCCGGCATTGCCAATACCGGATAGCCTTGGCCTGGCGCCTGAGACGTCCCATTGGGATAGGCAACGCCGACCAGCAAATTGACAAGGCTGGTTTCTACGTCAGTCTGATCGGCCATTACGCCTCCAGGCGCTCAGCGATGAGGGCATGCCCCATGGAATTCCAGTACGGCACGGCCACCTGGTAGCGCTGGCCCAGGTCGTCGGTGAGAATGTCGCGCGTCTGGAACAGGCCCAACGCGGCCGATGCCGGCGGCACCATGACGCGCCAGAGGCTTTTCCCCGCATTGGCCGGTAGCGAGAGCTCGCCAGAGTCATTGCGCTTGTAGTACTG